CGGCAACGTGGCCGGACGGGAAGGTCGATCCCGAGTTTGACTACTTCTCGCCCGTGATTGTGAACGCGGCCAGCTCCTTCTTCGGCGCCAGCGCCTGGAAGGACAACTGCGCCAAGGCTCTGCGTGAGGCGCTTCATCAGACGCGCCGCAACGATACGAAGGAAGATCAGATCGACATGGTCCTTCTGGACCGGCGGTCGTTCATCGACTTCCTCAACACGCTTGATGCCAAGGAGCGTGTCATCGTCAGCCGGACCAACGGTCTGCGGAGCTACGGCTTCACGGATGTCTTTGAGTTCGACGGGGTCGAAGTCTCGGCTGAAAATAGTGTACCGGCGAACACCGGCTACGGGCTCTCGGTCGGCAACATTGAGTTGCTGTGCATGGAGAACCAGCTGATGGTGAGCGAAGGTCCGTTTTACGACGAGCTTACGCAGCAGTACCGCTACGTTGTGTCCACGTTGGGCAACCTCAAGTTCAAGTCGCCCAGGAACTTTTTCAAACTGGTCACCGCCTGATAAGGAGAGCATGAGAGATGAGTCTGTACGTTGATCCGCCGTTCGACCTGGGCCAGACGCTTGGCGTCTCGTCCACCGACGATGGCAAGGGTTGGGTTGGGGTGGTGAAGGTGTTCCCGGATGTGAATCCCGCCACCGGCGCGATTCGCAGCAACCGGGTGAAGAAGTGCGTGGCGGTTCGCAACACCTCGGCGGGTGCGCTCCTGCCGAAGCGGGTGGTGCGGTTCGCTCGGGATGCGGCCGGCACGGCGGCGTTCTCCACCGTTGATGGCTACTCGGCCGTTGGCAACAACGAGCTGGTGGGCGTGGTGGACGAGCACCTCCCGGCCGCTGGCGTGGCGGTGAACGATGTGTTCTGGGTGACTGTCGATGGTCCGACCGAGGTTGCGCACGCCCTCTCGGGCACGGCGGTTGCGGCTGGTGATCGGCTTGCTGCCATCACTGCTGCCACCACGGGTGCGACCACGGCTGGCCGTGTCACGCCTAGCTCTGTTGCTGCGGCCACCACGGGTGCCGGCAACGACAGCCTGGGCGTGATCGGCTACGCCTGCTCGGCCGGCACTACGACCGGGGCGGCGGTTTTGGCGATTGTTCGTTCCAACGTGGCGTGATCATGCCCCTCACGGGGCAATCGGGGGACGGCCCCGGTCTGATGAGGGCCGGGGCCGTTTTCTATTTAGGAGCCATCAATGGACGGGGCGGCAATCCAGAATCTTGAGTTCCTCCGCCAGCTGATTGCGGAGGCTCGGGCCGAAGGCGGCTACGAAGACATGGAGCTGCTCCGCATGCTCCAGGGAACGGGCATGGGCACTGACGCCCTGACTGTCCGGCAGGAGGACGAGTAATGCTGATTCAGAAGTCGCCGCAATACGCCAACATGCCCCATCAGCAGTGGACGCAAACCGAAGAGGGCCAACGCGGAATGCGGGCCTTGCAGGATTGGGAAAATTGGCAGAGGCAGTCAGCGCCGAGCGCTCCGCCAAGACAGCCTGCGCCGACGAACCAGTTTGGCAGCAAGGCTCCTGACATGTCGGCCTACAAGCCCGGCGCGGCGCAGCCCATGCAGTCGCAGCCGCAGGGCACTCCGTACGTGCGCAGACGCGAGCCGTCGCGCCCGAACGCCCAGCCAGCGTATTCCGCCCCCCGGCAGCGCGGTGAGCCGGTAGCCAGCGGACCAGCGCAACCCGGGATTATGGCCAAGCAAAGCATGGTGCCGACTCCACCGTCACAGCCCGGTGGCGGCGATTATTACCGTGAGCTGCAAGAGCGAATCAACCGCGACGAGGCCGCCGACCGGGCGGCCATGCAGCGTGAGGTCTACTCCGGCCCTCCGCATGATCGCTACGGCAGCCGGGAGTCGGCCGAACGAGCGGAGCGAGACATCCGAGATCGCAACTCTTACCGCGAACGAGAGATCACCGACAAGTACACGCGGCGGCGCAAGGAGTTGAACGACGCAATTCTTGCCGACAAGGAACGGCAGAAGCTCCAAGAGGAGTCTGACTGGAGGAGGTCGCTCCAGGGCCCCGGGCAGCCATCGGGCGGCTACGGATTCGATTCCTTATTCGCCGCCGGCACAGATCCCCGATACATGGCGGCCAATCCAGATGACCGCCCGATGACGGGCTACATGCCCGGCATTGATGATGGACCGATGTACGGCGGCATGCCGCAGGGCAACCCGTACATGCCCACAGCAGACGAAGACTGGCGCAGCATCGGCGGGGGGCCTCTCCGCGCGCCGTCGCCCTCGCCGGGTTACATGCCGCGTCCCTCCAATCAGGCGTTCACCGAGGCGTGGAACAACGCCCCGCAGATGGGCCAGAAGCCCACTCGCACCACGCCGGCCTATTCGGTTGGCGGTGAGGGGGCCGGGAACCTCGCCTACATGCCCGATGGATACCGGCCGCCACCCTTCCAGGCAGCGTTTCAGAACTTCGATGGCAGCGTGACCGACACGCCGCTATTCGGTCAGCGCGATGCGTTCATTCAGAACATCAACGACCGCGACTTCCAGTACATGGCCGGCATGGGTCAGGGCCCCCAGCAGTATGACTTCGGGGGCATGTGGGGGCAGGCCGGCGACATGTTGGCGGATGGCTGGCAGAACCCACTGGCCGGACTGTTCAACTATGGTTGACATCCGTACAGTAGTCTGATAGGCTATTCACTTCCCCCGAGGTGAGAATGATCCAGAAGTTCAACGTCGGAATCTGCACCTTTTCATACGGCGGCAACGGCGGGATTTCCTCTGAAGTCCCTGACATCCGTGAGTGGATGACACCGCTGGTCAGCAAGATGTCGCGCGACGAGCGCATTGCGGAGATCCGCATTTGGAACCTTGCTGACACCCCGATCACCATGACCAGAAACCGGGCCGTGTTGATGGCCCGGGAGTACGGCATGGATATTTTGGTGATGGTCGACTCGGACATGAAGCCCGACTTGGGAGGAGAAGGATCGAAGCCCTTCTTCGACTCATCGTTCGACTTCTTCGTCCAGCACTATCACAAGGGGCCTTGCGTCATCGGCGCTCCGTACTGCGGGCCCCCGCCGAAGGAGTGCGTGTACGTCTTCCGCTGGCAGAACGCCCAGAGCGAGAACGCCAACCCTGACTTTCAGCTGGAGATGTATGACCGCCACACGGCGGTGAAGATGGCCGGCATTCAGCCTTGCGCCGCTCTGCCCACCGGGCTGATCCTGTTCGACATGCGGGCGTTTGCACTCACGGAACCAAAGGGCAAGGGCAGCAATCCTTGGTTCTACTATGAGTTCACCGACAAGTACGCCGCCGACAAGGCATCCACAGAGGATGTCACGGCCACCCGCGACATGTCGTTGGTGGGCGAGAAGCAGCTGGGCTACAACCCCATCTATTGCAACTGGGACGCTTGGGCTGGTCACTGGAAGCCGAAGTGCGTTGGCAAGCCGGTGGTTGTGGAGGCCAAGGATGTCAGCAAGAAGCTTCTGGATGACGGTAAGGCTGGCTTCGATTCGTCCGTGAAGATTGTGGACTTCCGCGGCCCGGATCTCCCGGTCACGTTCGATTCGATGGGGATGGACCTCCCGGACGAAGACGCTCGGGCCATCCATGAGATGGTCTCTGCCTTTACTAAGGAGCATGGCCGCCCGCCATATGTTTGCGAGGTCGGCGCATGGGCCGGCAGTTCAGCGATCATCATGGCCAAGGCCGGAGCCAGGGTTCTCTGTGTCGACACCTGGGAGGGCTCTAGCGACCAGGGGGCGAAGGCGTACGACGGCTCTCGGGGCACTCCCCTGGAGGTGTTCAAGAAGAACGTGAGGCCGTACGGCATCGGCCATGCGATCCTCCGCTCCCCGGAAGCAGCCAAGCAGTTCACCGATTCGCAGTTCGACATCGTCTACATCGACGCCGAGCACACCTACGAAGCCGTGAAGGCTGACATCGAAGCCTGGAAGCCCAAGGCGAAATTCGTCCTGGCGGGGCATGACTACCACTCTTTCCCGGATGTGGCCCGAGCCGTAAAGGATTGCGGCTTGGTGCCCTCCGTGACTGGCAACGTCTGGCGTGTCGGAATATAGAGCGTGCGTCAAATGCGGGACTTCGTTTCCCGCAACCTCGGAATACTTCCACAAGTCGAAGGACGGCCTGCACGCCCGTTGCCGCAAGTGCCGCAACAAGAGCGTCAAGGAAGGACGCTCTAAGCGCCGCAACAAGAAGCTAGACGAGATCGAACGCGGCGCGGTGAAGACCTTCATCGCCGCAGCCCGCGTCGGCGGGGCGAACATTCCGCACTCCTCGGAGTTGCTGGAATGCATGATGGAATACTTCGGCGGGGTCCGAGGTTTTGCCAACGCCTGGATGAAGCAGTTCTACGACTCCCCTGCCGGTGGAGCGTTCAGAACCAAGATGCTGGATTCAACCATGCGTCTTGTGGTCGGCAACACCGCCATGGGCGGGGCCAAGAAACCGCTTGAGCTGATGAGCGAAGAAGAGTTGGAAGCCGAGCTGCGCCGGCAAGTGCTGGAGGCAGCGATGAACCTACAGAAAGTTGAGGTGGTCGATGCAGTGCCAGGATTGCCGTTATTGGGCAGTGTCGAAGCCGGAAGCGTTGGTGGGGGAGTGCCGGCGGTTCCCGCCGCAAGCCCGATTGGGAATGTGGGAATTTCCTCTGTTGGACAAGCGCCAGGGCTGCGGGGAATGGACGCCCATGACGATGCGACAGGTAAATGAAAAAGCATCCCAAAGTCCCGCCACCCCCGACGCCTGACGCTCCGATTGGCGGGCTGACCCAGCACGCCCTGTCGGAGATGAAGGACGTTCAGTCGGCGCTCGCGGAGCGTCGGCTGGAGGCTCTTCGTCTGTACGTGCCGATGCCCAGGCAGGATGAGATCCACAAGTGCATTGCGAGCGAGCGGATCGTCCTCGGCGGCAACCGTGCGGGGAAGTCGCTCTGCGTTGCCGTTGAGGCTGCCAGGGCGGCGACGGGCCAGGATCCCTACGGGAAGTACCCGAAGGAGAACGGCAACTTGGTGATCGTCGGCCGGAACTGGCAGCACATCGGAATGGTGATTCACAACATCCTGTTCAAAGCCGGGGCGTTCAAGATCATCCGGGACGAAGTGACCGGGACATGGAGAGCGTTTCGTCCTGGGCCGGATGACGCCAGGAAGGCCGAGGCCAAGCCCGCCCCGCCGCTCATTCCTCCGAGACTGATCAAGGACATGTCTTGGGTCCAGAAGAACGCCGGCTACCTCAACAAGGCCGAGCTGAACAACGGCTGGACGATCTACTGCTTCTCCTCCGAGGGAGAACCTCCGCAAGGCTTCCAGGCCGACCTAGTCTGGCTGGACGAGGACTTGAACAACGAGCGGTGGGTCGGGGAGATGCAGGCTCGGCTTGCGGATCGCAAGGGCCGCTTTGTTTGGTCGGCCATGCCCCATTCCCGGAATGATGCGCTCCTCGGGCTGTGCGAGCGGGCAGACAAGGCGGAAGAGGACGGGATCAAAGACCCGATCATCAAGAAGTTCACGCTCCGCTTCCTTGACAACGCGGCCATCGACCCCGAGGAGAAGCGGAAGAACATCGAACGCTGGGCGTCTCTCGGTGAAGACGAACTCCGCATGCGCGCCGAGGGTGAGTTCACCACCCAGTCCACGCTGATGTACCCGACGTTCAATGCCTCCATCCACATGATG